AACACAAGCACATTTACTGCAGACGATAACACTACTGCAACCAGTAGACAGTCGCTTAGTGATGCACTGAAACCTAGAGAAGATTAATGCCACAACAATTCTTTTATGATGAACAGATAAGACGTTTCCTATTGCAGTTTATTCGTGCATTTAGTAACTTTCAAGTCGAGTATGGCAAGGATCGTGCAGGTAATACTACGCTTGTTACTGTGCCTGTTAAGTATGGCGATAGTACTCGTATGGTCAGTAGTATACTTCGTGAGAACAGCGAAAATAAAATTATACCAACTCCAATGATTAGTTGTTATATGACAGGACTAGAATACAACGCAGAGCGCAGACAAGATCCTACGTTTATTGACAAGAAGCATATTCGTATGCGCAAATTCGATCCTAACACAAACGAATACACAACACAGCAAGGCAATGCATTTACAGTAGAGCGTGTCATGCCTGTTCCTTATACACTACAGTTAAGCGTAGATGTATGGACTAGTAATACTAATCAAAAACTACAACTAATGGAACAAATATTAGTACTGTATAATCCTTCACTTGAAATACAAAGCACTGATAACTATTTAGATTGGACAAGTTTAAGTTATATTGAACTTGCAAATGTACAATTTAGTAGCAGAAGTGTGCCAGTTGGTGTTGACGAACAAATTGATATTGCTACACTTTCATTTACTGTTCCGATTTGGTTGACTGCACCTGCTAAGGTTAAGAAACTCGGTGTCATTAACAAGATTGTTGCTAGTATATATGATGATCAAGGCGGCATTGCAGATGGTGTTATTGATGGACAAATACTATTAGGCGAGCGTATGAAATTTACGCCAATGAACTTTGGAATTATACTATTAGGTAACACTGTGCAAATACTTGATCGTAATGAAACAAGCACTAACAAAGTAGATTATACTCCACTGAATGATCCGCCGACAAAAGTAGGCACAGATGATGTTAGTTGGGCTGCACTAATCAATCAATATGGTGAACTACAAAGTGGAATAAGTCAATTGCGTTTAGAGCAAGGCTCTGCAGAAATAGTAGGCACAGTTGCGTTCCATCCTAGTGATCCATACAAACTGCTATGGACAGTAGACGGTGATACTGTCCCAACAAACGACTTGCCTGCTGTAACAAAGATTATTAATCCTTTGCGTAGTGCGCCTGGTGTAGGACTTGCTGCGGCAGCACAAGGACAACGTTACCTGATTCTCAATGCTATTGGCGATGCAAGTAACACAGATGGTCCGGATGCTTGGGGAAGTTTAGTGGCAGGCGCAAATGATATTGTTGAGTATAATGGTACAGATTGGCAAGTAGCATTTGACAGTAGTACCGATTCGGGTGTACACTATATGACTAACACCAATACACAACTACAATACAAGTGGACCGGAACAGAGTGGGTCAAGTCATATGAAGGCGAATATCAAGCGGGCGACTGGAGTATCGTTATCTAACAGCGGTGTTGGAGCGTTATTTTTAAGCAAATCAACAAGTAGATATATGTTTGTACTGCGCAGTGGCGCCAGGTATGACAGCATGTGGGCGTTTGTTGGTGGCAAAGTTGAAGCAGGTGAGACAGAGTATACTGCACTACAGCGTGAGATTGCTGAAGAAATTGGCTTTATGCCCCTTGTACTGAAAACTATTCCAGTAGAAAAATTTACCAATACAAAGAATAATTTTACTTATAGCACATATGTCTGTGTTGTAGAGGAAGAATTTATCCCTAAACTAAACAGCGAACACAAAGGCTATGCATGGAGCAAACTAGATTCATGGCCCAAGCCACTGCATCCTGGTGTGTTTACTACGCTTCAAATTGATGAAATTGCTAAAAAGATTGCAACTGTTGAAACTTTAATGTGCAATAGCACCTAATCCTGCTAGGTTAAAATATTGTAAATATGTTATTTCTTTAACATTAGGGCACCACTTATATGCGTCTGGCATAAGTCCTTGATAATATGCAACATAATAAAATTCAACATCGCTGTATGTTAGAAATATTTTGCATGCTTCTTGTATAAGTTTTGCATTTGCGCCTTCAACATTTACTTCACGGTATACACTATGTTCACCAAAATAAATGTTGTCATCTTCTTTATCATAACAGGTCATGCCTACCATAAACACTTGCTTGTGTCCATCTGCACATGCAAGTCGCAGTGCAAGAGTGCCTATGCTTGCAGTAAACATTTGTGGATATAAGTGGAAACTGCCTGGATGTGCTAGTATGTTTTTAACATTGCTATACACAATATTATCTTCGCCATAGCCACTAGCAGCAATGTCTGTGCAGATATCTTTGTTTGTGGATATTAAAAATGTTGGGTTAAAATCTTTGTATACTAGATTACATCCGTAACTCTGACCTACACTGCGCACACCTAGAGCGCCACCTGTTTGACCTTTCAGCAAACGCAAATCAAACCTGTTTCTAGATTTGCTGTTGCCAATAACATGCGCAACGTTGGTATGTTCATCATTGATAATAGTTTTGTCAATCCAAGACATGCTTTCTGGATCGTTGCGTGTTTTCCAACTAGTATTTGCGCTCACCATCTCCCCCAAGTAGTCTGCGGTATAAAACCGACCTTGGGACATTAGATTCTTCCTACAACAACTTCAATTACGTCTGGCCCTGCGCCTATTTTGTTTTCCAGTGCTTTACCAATAACACAGCCTGTTGGTGGATTGCTATCTTCAAGCCATGCTTCTGCATGTCCCGGAGTTGCGCTGCTTACCATTAAATCGCCTTTGCGGATCTCGCCAACTACTTTACAAGGTACACGCCCTTGCAAGCCTACAGCAACACTGTTTTCCAATGCGCTATTCATCAAGTATGCAGGATCAGTACTAACAATACCAGCAATACGCTTGTCTAAACGCTGTGTAGATTGTGTAACTTCTTCATCACCACCGAATACTAAAACCGTGCCTGCTTCATAGTTGCTGTCACTGGTATAACGTTCTGCCAAGTCAGCATATTTTGCGCTGGAAGCAACACCAGTAAAGGCTGCACTTGTTAGTGTGCCACTACTTGGGTTATATAACAATCCACTGTCTTGCTTAACCGCTGTTAATGCACCACTTGTTGTAGCCGCGAAGTACAGTAAGAAGTCAGTGTTTGTACTAGTGTCTGCACTAATAGTTGCACCTGCTGCAGCAAATGATAAGTTGCCACTTGCGTCTGTGACCATTGCTTGTCCAGAACTTCCATCAGCGGCTGGTAGTGTAAATGTTAAATTTGAACTTACTGTTGCTGGTGCTTGTAGGGCAACATAATGACTGCCATCTGAATCACCAAATCGCAAATCTGCTTGGTTATTAAGAGTAATGTCCTGTGTGCCTGTTAACTTTGCACTTTGAAATCCACCGGCAGTTGAACCATCATGTACTCTTAAAGTATCATTAGTAGTATCAACTGTAACTTCACCTAATGCGCCCGTGAAGGAATTATTTTCTGTACTAGTTCCTCGTCTAAATTGTACTTGTGTAGCCATCTTTTAATCCTTTACTGCAGTAGTATTTATCATTACGGTTTAGTGGGCCATGTTACATCATCTAGTGATGTGGCGCTGTTTGTAATATCACGCAATGCTTGTCTGTATGCTGTCATCTCACTGCTCATTGTTACATCGCCCAAAGCATAAAAATCTGTTTCTGCTATCAGTCTATCTCGTTCTATGCGTAATAGTTTCATAGGATGTGCATTTGTTAATTCAGTTAATTTTGCATTTACATTTGAGTATGTTAACACAACATCTGCTGGGTCTTTGCTCAAAATTGCACTGTTGTTACTATCTGCTCCAGTAATTTTAAAAACGTTATTTGCAAAATCAGTTGCGTTTTCTACTAATCCATAGACGTACCACTGAGTGCCGGGTGCTAGTGCAGTCAGTGCGTCAAGTATATGTGGTGGTGGATGACTAATATCATCGTATAAAGGTGTTGTCATACTGCGTACTCCATAAGTTCTATTGCTCCATATTTAGGATAAGAGCTGGTATAAGTGATAGGATAGAGAGCCTCAGCACTCCAAGTTTTCACTTCAAAATAAAAGTAAACTGTGCCAGTGTGTGAGGCATACAAGGAGGTGCTTCTAAAAGAATCAATGCATGCGGTATCCCAGGTAAATCCCCAAGTGCCAGAAGTATTACCCCCATACCCAAGCGCACCCCATCCATGCGCAGGCCCATTGTCTAGTGCATCTACTACATAACTAGAGTTGTCAAGGCTTAGCCTCAGTCTTATTCCGGTGCCGGCGCCTGGGCCGGCATGATATACAGGCAACCACCAATTGATTAGCAAATGACTACTGTTGTGTTGTTTTGTATAAGTGCATATGTTACTATCCGCTGCGGTATAAGAACCAGTTTCATCATCTCTGTTGATATCCAAAACAAAAAAACTTGTAGTGGTTACTCCTACATGGGCGGCTGGCAAATCTCCAGTGGTCCAACTTGATGATCCAATTGGTGCTCCGGGGTAAATTACAGGCATTATGCTAGATACTCCTTTATGCTAATTGTTCCGTATTTTAGATGGCCTGAAGCATAGGTAATCCAATAAGTCGTATCTGTTGTCCAATTTGCTCGCTGAAAATAACAATACCAATTTCCAGTGTGTGCAGTTGTATTAGTGCCATGCTGTAAATCAAACTGCCTGCTATCCCACATAAGTTTTGTAATTCTTGCTGCGTTGCCGCCGTATCCCATGAGTCCCCATCTGTGATTAGGACCTTCAGCCAGTGCATCAATATAATATGTGCTGTTGTCCAAACTCCACTGGCATCTTACACCATTACCGCTTGATCCGGGAGTAATATAGCCGGGAAAACTTGCAGACATTATAATGTAACTGTTTGAACTTTGTTTTTCGAATTGTAGTACATTGGTACTGCTTGTGGCTCTAGCACCGTTGTAATTTGTTCCATTGATGTTAAAAGTAAACCAACTAGTTGAACTACTAACNCTNGCACCGGGTTGGCCTGTACAATATAACTCTTCTCTAATAAGATTTGATGAACCAAGTATTGCCATTATCGTTGAATCTCAAAAATTTGTGTTGTGGAATATTTGTAATAAGACGTACTGTAAGTATTTGGATAGAATGTGTCTGNGCTCGCAACATAGAATTGATGCTGCAGCAATACTGTTCCTGTGTGGCCATGAATGTCTNTGCTTTGCTGTGCATCAGTAAACTGACTGTTATATTCCATTCTAATTATATCACTAGTATTACCACCATATCCAGTAGCACCCCAGTAGTCTGCTGGGCCATTGCCAGCAGTGCTATCTGTAACATAGTTAGATTCGTCTAAACTGTAGAGCAGTCTAAGACCTATTCCACCGGCGCCGGTGGCAAGGTAACTAGGCATGTTCAAAACTACCTTAAGGTCACTATTGTCACTTAGTTTTGTAAACTTCAAAACACTGGTGCCGCTACTGTGTCTATCGCCCGTATAGCCAGTTTGCCCATAATTNAAAGTATGNTACCCAGATGCGCCAGTGATTCCTCCCTGTGCAGTNCCGTAACCACTACAATAAGTTTGTACTTTGATTATGTTGTTATCACCAAACACTGCCATTTTATAAATCTTCTATTTTTGGTGTTGCTTCACTTGGGTCAACTTCGATGAGTGCAAATTTAAATACTTTACCAGATTTATTGTTATACAAGAACAAGTCTTCTTCACCTTCAACTACTGTGTAATTGCCTACACCATTGTTCAAATTTAAATCGCTTGTGTAAATGTTTTGCCAACGTGCGCTTGCACTGCCCAAGTCTCTAGTTCCATTTGCTTCTGGAAGAATACTACCAGTNACTGTTAAGCCNCCAGATGTTGTTTCTACTTTCTTAGCATTATCATGATATAGTTCTACTGCACCATCATCTGTAAATGCAGCAAGGTTTTCACCACCATCCGCAGAGCGAATAAACACTCCGCTAGTTCCTTGAATATAAAGTGACCCAGTACCAGAATCTGTGATGAATGAGTTACTACCATCGTGGTTGATGGTTAAGTCAGACCCAGCACCAAATTTAGCACTGTCGTTGTCGGCGAATAATATATCATTTCCGTTTGATGCCAAGTCTCCACCAAGTTGTGGAGTTGTATCCTCAACAATATTGCTCATACCGCCACCGGCACTGACACTGAATGTTCCATCACCATCTGCTGAAACTACTCCACTGCTTGAATTTGTAAGGCCACTTAGTTTAACACTTGTGATTGCATCATCTGGAATCTTAGCAGTTGTAACTGCATCATCTGCAATCTTAGCAGTTGTAACTGCACTACTTGCTATTTTTGCTGAAGTTACATTAGCATCAACAATAGCCGTTGAAGTAACAATACCTTGAACACTAATAGTACCTAAATCCAAAGAACTAGTTGCTGAAGATGTAACTACAGAGAGATCTTCAGTAACAGTGGCAGTGGTTGTTATAGCGGCAAAGTCAGCAGCTGAAGAAAACACACTATCGCCACCGGCGCCAGCAACTTCTGCATCGACATATGCTTTTGTAGCAGCGTCTTGTGCAGAGGTTGGATCTGCCACAGTTGTAATACGATTAGATCCCATATTGATAGTTTGTGAACTATTAACTGTAACTCCATTAAATGTTGATGTTCCATCGACAGTAAGTTGGGTTCCGTTAATAAGTTGTAAACTATCACTTCTAAATCTTGCACTAATGTTATTACTGCCTGCTTTCTTATGTGNAATTTCNATAATACCATCTTCAGTACCATCACTNGCATCTAAAATTTTACCAGTAATTTTAGCATANATAACTTCTTGGTCAGCGTCATTTTCGCCTNNAAACTTTATTTGTCCTANGTAATCTNCNTCTGCAACACTGCTACTNTTTCTTTTNAGNGTAANCACAGGTGCTGCACTGCTTGAATCTTCAGTGGTGGTTATTAANAAACTNTCANCTGTTGTTGTGGTANCAATGCTTAGTGTACCAGTAATACTNCCATTGCCAGTACCAGTGAATGCATTAATAGTTGGATTTGTAAGTGTTTTGTTTGTAAGTGTTACACTGTTTGCAAGTGTAGCAAAACTGTCACTTTGAAGCGCACTGTTAAATTCTGCAACACTACCAGTTAGCGTATTATTTGCTAGGTCAATACTTTTATTAGTCAATGTATCTGTAGTTGCTTTACCTACCAATGTATCTGCGGCTGCTGGAAGTGTTACAGTAACGTCTGCTGTACTTGCCGGTCCAATAAGTGTTACTGCATTAGTACCGTTGTTTGTTCCTTCTTTGAACAACAACTTTCCAGCAGTAGTAGCAGTTGGTATTAAAACTGCGTCTGTTAAACTTTTGTTAGTTAGTGTTGCTGTCCCTGTTAGTGTAACTGCACCTATATCACTAGCAACCTCTGAAACGCTTCTACTTTCTAGTCCACTTGCTGTAAAGCGAGCGTATTCGTCATCTGCCACGCTTGTACTATCAACTTTTACTGCATTTGTATTACTAATACCAAATGTTAAACTTGCTTGCCCACCTATATCACTTAGTACTTCACTTGCACTGCGACCTTCAATGGCAGTTCCATTGATGCGTAAGAAGTCATCATCTGCTGCACCTGAGCCAAATGTAGCAACGTTACCACTGCTAATACCTGCACTTGCAATGTCACTAGTTAGTGCAACAGTGCCAGCACTTGCCGGAAGCGTAATGGTTACATCAGCGGTTGCTGCTGGACCAATTAGTGTTACTGAATTAGTTCCGTTATCAGTGTCCTCTTTGAATAAAATACTACCTGCTGCACTGCTACTGCCTGTTAGTATAGGCGCTGTTAAACTTTTATTTGTTAGAGTTTGTGATGATGTAAGTAAGGTTATTGCGCTAGTGTTACTTAGATCAGTACTAGCAATAGTAATATCAGCACTACCATCAAATGATTGTCCAGCAATGTTTCTTGCAGTTGCTAATATAGTTGCGGATCCTGCATTACCAGACGCATCACCTGTTAATGCACCAACAAATCCAGTAGCAGTAATCTTACCAGTACTTGGATTGTAAGTCATATTACCGTCGGCTTCAACACCAATATTACCAGATCCTGCTGCACCAGCACCAAAGAGGATTACATTATTCTCATTTGTAGCCTCATTGTCTGTAACTGTAACAGCGGTTGCAATTGCCGCAGTACCTGAAGTGTTCTGGTTACCAGCAGTATTAACACCAGGAAGATTAATTGCTGCACTACCATCAAAACTTACACCGCCAATGTTTCTTGCTGTAGCAAGAGCAGTAGCAGTGGACGCATTACCTGTTAATGCACCAATAAATGCATTTGCTTTAACATCAGCGTAACTAGAAATAGTAACATTACCTGCAGTAGTACCAGTTTCATCTGTATTGATTACTGCAAATTGGTTTGCACTTTCATCATATATAATAGCCGCATTTGTATCACTGCCTCTTTCGATTACAATACCTACGTCTTTGTCAGCACTACCACTTTCACCACTGTTCAAACGAATAAGTGGATCTGTAATATTTGTAATGTCAAAATCAATTTGACTGGCTTTAGGTCTTGTAAACGCCATATATACATTCCTTTATTAACTGCTTGTATTTATCCGTTGGCTATAGTCAAAAAAATAGCACCCAAAGGTGCTATTCTTTTATTTAATTTTATGATTACATCATAAGTGCTAGTACTTCAATAACGCCTTCGCCGCCTTCATTTGCTTCGATTGCTTTACCAATTACTGTACCCATTGCTGCTTCGTTGTTAGCCATTGCCATACCGTTGCCTGCTGATACCATCATGTCGCCTGGTGCTACAGGGCCAGTTACTTTACATGGAACACGACCAGCCAGTGCTAGTGCTGCACCTTCCTGGTCACTGTTCATCAAGTATGCTGGATCAGTTGATACGATACCTGCAACTGCACGACAGTTTACTGTATCACATACTGCAACTTTACCTTCTCCGCCAAACATAACAACAGTACCTGGCTCAATCGCCTCGTCTGCTGCATACATCTCAGCCAAGTCAGCATATTTTGCGCTGGAAGCGACACCAGCAAAAGCTGCACTTGTTAATGTGCCACTACTTGGATTATATAACAATCCACTGTCTTGTTTTACTGCAGTCAAAGCGCCACT